CGGCCCCAGCACCGACTGATCGATCCAAGCCGTGCGCGATAGAGTGCCGAAGTCCCACTTACCCAAGGCGACGTTGTACTTCACGTACTTCGTCGGCACGCCACTGCTGCCGACCGTGGGATAGTACCAAGCAATCTCGTTAAATCGCGCATTGGGCGCGATGCGGATGTTATCGACGTAGTCGGTGTCGATGTCCTGGAAGATCACGTCCCAGATCGGGCAGAAGATCGGGCTCACGCCGTCACCGGCGTGGCGGAAGAACTGGCTCTGGCTCATCCAGTAAACAATGCCATCCATCGACGTTGCAGCCTTACGAGCGATCAAGCCGCAGCCATTGCCGATTTCATTGAATTGGTAAACATAAGGCGGTCCGACATATTGCATCGCCCAGACAGCGAGATCTGTCCAAACGATGCCCTGTTGCGGTCCCTGGATGCAGCCGACGATCTTCGAGCCTTTCGAAAACCTGTAAGATCCTGCTTGGCTCGTGACTGAAGCGATCCAGGAATCATAATTATCGGCGTCGCACCAGCGGATCAGAAGAGAGTCTTTGACTCCGTTGAATGTTGAGCCCCAAGCGACAATCTGCCTTTGTGGCATGGCGACAAACACGCCATCATTGACGGGCGGAGCATTGGGTATTATTGAAGCTTGCGAAATTCCGAGTGTCGGATCCCAAGTATAAATAGGACCATCAACGGGGCAAGCGATCAGCTTCTGACCCCAGTTGTCAATTGTCCAATCGACCGCAGCAATGGGGTCACCGGCAGGAGAAACTGTCGGCAGCGCCCCGGTGCCGTATCCGCCTGCGCCATAGCCGCCAATGCCATAGCCGGTCGAAGTCGGAAGCGCGCTCGGCGTTTTGTAATAAACGAAGCGAGCGTTTCCGCCGTTGAGATAAACAGAAGTCGTCGAGTCGGCGACATTGTTTGCCTGAATCCCGAAGATGGAACTTGAAGTCCAACTCGTGACGGTGTAATTTCCGTAAAGAGTTATGCCTGCAAATGTCGTAGGAATCAGCACAGGAAAAGTGTCGCCGATCTGAAAGCCGTGATTGGCAAGCGTCACAGAAACAGAAGAAGAGCCGCTCGTGTAGCCGAACTGGGGGACAGCGCCGCCGGTCGTTCCGCTCGTGGCGTTTTGAGGATTGCCTAAAACGTCTCTGGCGGTGATCTGAAACTGGTTCGTCCCGTTGATAAACGTCGCTTGATAAACACCGAACAGCACGAGACCGCCGACAGAGATCTGCGTTTGTATGTAAACAGAATCAGAGCTGTAAACATTCGAGCCAGCAGCAGTGATCGTTACGAGCGGACTGTTGAGAGTCGTCGTTGCCGAAACCGCAACATTTTGCGTCTGAGTTTTAGGCGTGAGAATCTGCCTGTTGCCCGAGGTGATTTCTGACAAGCCGTCGCCAGCATAAAACGTCCCGGCGACAGTCATTGCGCCATAATCGGTCCCAGCGAATGTGACGGTTCCGGCTGAAGAATTGACATCATAAGTCGCGCCGGTGAGCGTTTTCGTGCCATTATACGAAGTCGGTGTCACGCCAGAAACAATGATGTCGTCTCCGACAGAAAAGGCGGCAGCGCCGGAATAAGAAAGCGTCGTGTAATTCGTTGCACTGATGATGTTGTTAGACAGAGCCGTGATGACGGCTGTTCTTGATTGACTTCCGAGCGCGAGATAGGTGTTCAGATTTGTGTCTTGCCAAGACCAAAGCGCCCGAACGGTCGATCCGACATTCGAGGGGAACCACTTTGTCCATCCGCCGAGCTTCTGAACAAGACCGATGCCTTGCTTATCCGGAATGAACCGAACAAGCTGACTTTCTGAAATAGCCGCCTCATTGAGCGCGAGCGTCCTGTTCTGGTCGACGCCTGCGACAAGCTTCATGGTGGCGTGCGGCACGATGAATTACCTCGTCGGAGTAGCGAAAGCCGAAGGTCCTTGAGAAGACCAAGCTGCACCTTCCTGCTTCTTGCGGGCTTCTTCTTCTGTGGCTTTCTTCAGCAGTGTCTGATACTGCATTTCGTAATTCACCGGCATCTGCGGATCATTGGCCATGGAAGAAGAGAAATTGCGCTGATAGGCAGAAACATAAATCATCGTCGCCATGATCATGAGATCAGGCAGATAAAGACTGATGAATGTCGTCGTGTTGGTCGCCGACAAGCTTGCCGGACGATAAGTCCCGACGATTTCAACTTGATAAGTTGAATCGGCATAAGGGCCGACCAAGAATGTGTAATTGCTTTCGCCATCACCAAAAGGGCAGAAATACTTCGGTTGTCCGGTCGAAGAAGACATTCCGAAAACAGCATCCAGAAATTCTTTAGTGGTCGGTAGCAGCGGGACGCGCGTCGAAGTGTCTGGATCGAGCGAGCCAGCGGGCGTCAAAAGATTTATCTGCTCGCAAACGACGAGCGAGCCATTGTCTGCAGGATAGAAATTGGCCGCAGGGACAGTTATTGTCCTGGAATTCTGCGTCACCGCATAGCTGGTGTTTGCCACAGAAGTGAACATGAAATCGAGATCACGACAAATCCGATTTTCAGCATAAGTTATTGCTTGCGGCAGAATCGTCAAAAAAGCCGAATCGGCCTCATCGACAACGGCCATTGTGGCAATTTGCGTGACGAAGCTCGTTGTGCCCGCAATGCTGCCATCGTAGCTGAGACCTGTTGTCATTTTGACCTCTGACGGCTAATTGCAATTCTGCGGCTGTGTTAAAGTGCATTTTGCGGCATATCTCATAACTTCGCAACCCGTCAGAGCCGCAGCGCTGAAAACCAGAAGCAATGTGACAGCGCAAAAAGCCGCCATGGATTTGATCGTTTGGCTCATTTCTTCATCCTTCCCCAGTCGCATGCTTGCTTCCCCACAGCATTGTGTGCCTTGATTTGCCAGATCGTTTTGTTCGTATCTTTGACAGACCAATATATCGGCTTGGCGCCATCGCAGAAACGCAGGCTATTCGTTGTCAGGACGCCTGAATTCGTCGTCGTCTGGCAAGCCGTTAGGGTCGAGCTGCTGAGCACGTTCAATAGCCAAGCGAGTTTCAACAGCTTTTTGCGCCGCATCGACTTGCCCCTTCAAAGCGTCCAGTTTTTCAGAAACTTTCCCGGCGTCGGTGAGCTTCGCGGCATAAAGCCAATCGAAGATCTTACCGACGACAGAAAAGAGCGCGCCGAGAGCGCTGATCAGAGCAGAAATCACTCTGTCGCCTCAATGCGGGAGGCAGCAGCGGGAGTAACGCTCGTCGTGAACCAAGTTCGAAGGATGACCGTCGTGAGACAGCCCTATAGTGAGTCGTATTACAATTC